TACAGAATATAGCTTGACAAACGCTGGAGAACGTGTTAAAATATATAGTGTCATTAACGACACATCAAACTTCTTTATGCACTATCAAACACCTAACTGGTTTAACAATGCTTATTACATATCTGGTGAAGTAACTGGTAGTCCTGACTCATATACCTTTAGTGGTATTGACAGTAATAGTGATACTAAAGTAAGAGTGTACCCTAAACCATCAGGTGTGTTTAGTTTACGTTTTGATTTGATTGCTAGGGAAGCTGAGTTATCTGGAGATGCAGATACTACAGTGTTACCTAAAAATGCTATTGTCCACAACGCCGTAGCTTTGTTAGCTAGAGAACGTGGTGAGACAGGCGGTACTACAGCACAGGATTACTTCTTGATTGCAGATAAGCATTTGTCTGATGCTATTGCATTAGATGCTTACAAGAACCCTGAAGAATTCATTTACACGGTGCCCTAATGGCTCAGAACAGAGAACATATTTATATTGCTGCTCCGGGTTTCAAGGGACTTAATACACAAGACTCCCCAGTAGATCAGGACGCAACCTTTGCTGCTATTGCTGAGAACGTAGTAATAGATAAGTTTGGTCGTATTGGTGCGCGTAAAGGACTAGACAAGTTAACAACTAGTGCTACACCGTTGGGGTCTAGTATTGGCGTTGAGTCTGTCTTTGAGTATGTAGACCAAAGCGGTGACATTACGGTTCTTTCCGCTGGCAACAATAAAATCTTTAGTGGCACAACTACGTTAACGGACATTACTCCTTCTAGCTATACTATTAATGCTAACAACTGGAAGATTGTAAACTTAAACAATCATGCTTATTTGTTCCAACGTGGACAAGAGCTTCTTATCTACACTGACGAGTCTGGCAGTGGAGTATTAGAAAAGTTTAGTTCTCACAGCCATGCTACAGGTACGCCACCACAAGCTAATGAGGCTCTAGCAGCCTTTGGTCGTATATGGGCAGGGGACGTTACAGGCAACAAATATACGCTGTATTGGTCTGACTTATTGTCTGGACATGCTTGGTCAGGAGGTTCTTCAGGCTCATTAGACTTAACTAGTGTATGGCCCACAGGGTATGATGAGATTGTAGCCTTAGCAGAGTTTAATGACTTTTTAGTTATCTTTGGTAAGAGCAGTATTCTATTGTACTCTGGTGCCAGTTCACCGTCTTCTATGGTGCTTGCTGATATTATTACAAACATTGGTTGTATTGCTAGAGACAGTGTACAGTCTACAGGAACAGACTTGTTATTTTTGTCTAGCTCTGGTGTACGTAGCTTAGGCAGGATTATTCAAGAAAAATCTAATCCTATTGGCAACGTATCTGTCAATGTACGTGATGACCTAGTACAGGCAGTAGCGGTAGAAACAGGTAACATTAAGTCAGTCTACAGCGAAGAAGATGCTTTTTACTTACTAATACTTCCTGAAGTAAACAACATGGTTTTTTGTTTTGATTTAAGGGGTAAGCTAGAAAATGGCGGTAACAGGGTAACTACATGGCCCTTTACTGGCATCTTGTGTGGAACTACCACAGACGATAACAAAATCTACTTTGGCAACTCTAAAGGGGTCAATCAATACTCTGGTTTCTTAGACGATGGCTCTAATTATACTATGAAGTATTACACACACAACTTATCTTTTGGTGATGCCAGTAGACTGAAACTCTTAAAAGAAATAACATTTACTATTGTAGGTGGTCAAGGGACAACCTTACTGTTAAACTGGGGTTACGATTACACTGAAGGGTACACTAAGCAACTGTTAACAGTGGACGATGCGTCTATTGCAGAGTATGGCATATCTGAGTACAACGTAGAAACCTCGCAGTACAATGCTTCTATTGTTGTAAACAAAGCAACATCAAAAGCTACAGGCTCTGGTAGAGTAGTGGCTATTGGCTTGGACGCAACCATTAACGGCAAATCTTTCTCAATACAAGATGTAAACATTGAAACATTCATAGGTAGAACAATTTAATGAGTAACTATACTAAGACTACAAACTTTGCAGCAAAGGACTCATTACCTTCCGGTAACGCTAATAAGATTGTCAAGGGCACTGAGATTGACTCAGAGTTTAATAACATTGCAACTGCATCAGCAACTAAAGCAGACGCTAACAATGCTGCATTAACTGGCACCACTGTATTTGAAACTTTGTCTGATGGAACCACTAGTATTACAGGGTGGATTGACGAAGACAACATGGCTTCTGACAGTGCTGCACTTGTACCTACGCAACAGTCAGTCAAAGCATACGTAGACTCACAGGTAACTGCACAGGATCTTGATGTAACTGATGGCTCCTCTAGCATTGACATTGACCTAGACTCTGAGTCTCTAGGTATCTTAGGTGGCACAGGTATTGACTCCACTGCTTCAGGTACTGCTGTAACCTTAGCGATTGACTCTACTGTAGCTACGCTTACAGGCTCACAGACTCTTACTAACAAGACTTTAACTGCCCCAGCAATATCAGGTAACCTCACTACTAACGGCCTCTTAGATGGGCGTGACGTAGCTGCTGACGGCTCTAAGCTGGACGGTATTGAAGTTGGTGCAAATGTAACTGATACAACTAATGTAACTGCTGCTGGTGCTTTGATGGACTCAGAGCTAACCAGTGAAGCATCAGTCAAAGCACTTAACCAAGGTGTGGCTACAACTGATAGTCCTACGTTTGCAGGGATAACTACTTCTGGCATAACAAACACCGCTAACTTAAAGATTTCAGGCGCTCAAGGTTCAGATGGACAGGTGTTGACTAGTACAGGCTCTGGCATACAGTGGGAAGATGTTGTAGCTACTATTAACGTCCCCAGTGATAATAGTGTTACTACTGCAAAATTAGTAGACTCTAGTGTTACTACTGCAAAACTAGCAGACTCTAGTGCTACTACTGCAAAACTAGCAGACTCTAGCGTTACCTCTGCTAAACTATCTGGTGCCTTAACAACGCCTAGTGATTTAACTGTTACTGGTACTACAGATACTACTAACTTTAAAGTAGGCGGTGCCCAAGGTACAGACGGTCAGGTACTTACCTCAACAGGATCTGGTGTGGCTTGGGAAGACCCTTCGTCAGTAGGCTCTTTTACAGCCATTGCAAGCGGGACACTTAGTAATGGAGCCACAGTTGTAGTGAATTCTGATGGTACTGTAAGTGCGGCTGGCCTTAGCTCAACGTATAGTAATAGCGGATCTGTTGGATCGCAAGGCACTTTTGTCTCAGCCAACCCCAACCCCCTTAGTGCAACATTTGACTCAAACTCAAATAAAGTTGTTATTGGATATGTAGACAATGGCAATTCAGCTTACGGAACCGCAGTTGTAGGTACTGTATCAGGCACAGGCATTAGTTTTGGGACTCCTGTTGTTTTTAAGTCGGCTTCTACAGGTGAACTTGCACTAACATTTGACTCAAACTCAAATAAAGTTGTTATTGCATATTCCGCAGCTACTGCTGGTGAGGCAATTGTAGGTACAGTTTCTGGGACTAGTATTAGTTTTGGTACAGCGGTTCAGTTTGCTGGCACTGTCACGTATAGCGGGTATTCTATTTCATCGACATTTGACTCAAGCTCAAATAAAGTTGTATTTTCATACAGAGGAACTAGCGGTTACTATACTGCAATTGTGGGTACGGTATCTGGCACATCCATTAGTTTTGGTACAGCAACTGTTTACAAAAGCCTGAGTAACTCAAAAAGAACAGGAATTGCACATGACTCAAACGCAAATAAAATTGTTATAGGGTATTCTTCAGATAATAGTCAACCAGCAGGAATTGTAGGTACAGTTTCTGGGACTAGTATTAGTTTTGGTACAGAAACTATCTTTGATAGTGCTACTATCGCAAGTTACATTTCTGTTATATTTGACTCAAACGCTAATAAAACAGTATTTACATACAAAGATATTGATCCATCATTTAACTTTTCTCGGGGAGCCTCAATTGTAGGTACTGTATCAGGCACAGGCATTAGTTTTGGGACTAAAGTTGTGTGGCACAATCCCGGCGGGATGTCAACTGATGATGTAAACTCAGCATATAATTCAACCGCTAATAAAGTAGTAGTAGGTTATCAAGATGAGGCCAATTCAAACTATGGAGCTTTAGTTGTAGGTGAAGTATCAGGAACAAGTATTAGCTTTGGCTCAGAAGTTACCTTTAATAGTGTTAATCAAACTCGTGGCCTTGCGTTAGTATTTGACTCAAACCTTAATAAAATAGTGATAAATTACTATGAGTCTGTCGGACGCTCTAGTGTTTTTACAATTACATCATCCTCTACCTCAAACCTTACCGCAGAAAATTACATTGGGATATCAAACGGAGCTTATGCCAATTCTGCTACTGCTACTATCCAGACTGTAGGTTCAGTAGACGATGCACAGTCTGGGCTAACTGCTGGTCAAAGTTATTATGTTCAAGGGGACGGTACTCTATCAACTTCAGCAGGATCTCCATCCGTATTCGCTGGCACGGCTGTTGCCGCAACTAAATTAATCATAAAAGGATAAAACATGAAAACACTAATTAAAAATGAAAATAATTGGTCTTTATATATTTTTGAAGACGGCGCGTCAGTGACTATAAATTCAAATTCCATTACTACACCTGATTTTATTATTGGAGATTTGAACTCTAGTAACGCGACCATGGTTGAAAATGTTACCCCTCCAAGCGATTGGGCAGGGTGCAAGTATATTTATGATAACTCAACATGGACAGTTAATCCGCAGTGGGTTGATCCAGACGCATAAAGAAGGCTGATAAATGATGGAGCAAAAGCAAGTGACTCAGCAGGATTTAGCTATACAGGCTTTAGATCGCATAGCTCAACATGAGAAAGAATGTGGTGAGCGTTGGGCAGAAGCAGTAGTTGAACTTAGGGAACTAAAGAAGGCTACTGAAGCCCATGCCCTGCGCTGGGAAAAACTTGCTTGGCTTGTTGTTGCTGTTGTAGTAACAAGTGCAGCCACAATAGTAACAACAGTAATAGTTTAGAGAGAATATATAATGAGTAACGGCTATTATAATGCTGGGGACTATAATCCGAGCTTTTTTGATAACCTTGATGCCCTTACAGGCGCTGTAGGTGGCTTCTTAGGAGGCACAGGTGGTCAGTTGATTGGTGCTGGTATGAGCATTGATGAGTTTAACAAGATTACTGACATTGCACAAAGGTCAGCACAAGAGCAGGCTGCAATAGGTAGACAAGCCCAGCAAGAGATGGCTTTTAAGCCGTTTACTGTATCCACAGGCTTTGGTGGCGTAAGCACTACACCTGAAGGTGGCTATGCTACTGCACTAGCTCCTTCGTTAGCAGGCCAACAACAGCAGCTACAATCCCTTACAGGGGGCTTAATAGGCGGCATGGGTGGAGTAGCACCAGATGTATCAGGTATACAACAGCAGGCTCTAGGAGGCGTAGGAGGCTTCCTAACGGGTGCTACAGCACCTATGGCACAGAGGGAAGCTGATGTCTATGAACGCATTAGAGCTACACAAAGACCCGAAGAACAACGTCAACAGCTTGCGCTAAATGAACGCCTAGCTGCACAGGGACGCACAGGTCTACGTACAGCACAGTTTGGTGGTTCTCCTGAGCAGTTTGCTTTAGCACAAGCACAGGAAGAAGCTAAGGCTAGGGCATCTCTAGGTGCATTAGGACAAGCACAAGCAGAGCAGTTGCAGCAGATGGGACTTGCTGAAAGTATGTTTGGTCTAGGTGCTGGAGCAGCAGGACTGCCTCAATCACTACAAGCAGGACAGTTACAGAATATTGTTGCTTCACAAGCAGCACAATACTCGCCAGAGCAACAGCTACTTGCTTCTTTGACTCCTGCTATTAGTATTGCTGATCTAGCTCGCACAGGACAGCAGTTGGGTGCACAGACTATGTCAACAGCAGGCATCAGTGGACTAGAGGACATCCTGCAAGCAGAGTCTTTACGTAGCCAGAACCTACGTGATCTTTACTCTACTATCTTAGGCGCACAAGCTAACCAACAGGCAGCACAGACAGCAACAGCAGGCCAACAAGCTACAAACACTGGGTTGTTTAGCAGTATAGGTAACATTGGCAATGCCATTGTTGACTTGTTTACATAAGGAGTACACATGGGACTTTTAGATAGAATAGGCGCATTTGAGCGTTACAAGGTATCTCCTACTCAAGGTACTTCAGGGCTGATGACAGGCGATGGTAGACCTATGAGTCCCTTTGCACAGCAAGCCGCTAGAAACATTGGCGGTGCGCTTGGGATGGACATGAGGACTGGGCAGGAGAAGCTACAGCAGGGTTTATCAGCTATTGACCCTAATGACCCACAGAAGATGGCTAAGATGTACGGTCTGTTGGCTCAGTTCGGTACACCAGAGCAGAGGATTGCTGCTACAGGTAAGATGCAAGAGCTAGGACAGCAACGTCAGGATGCACAACGACAAAAGAGATATAGACAATCTCTTATTACAACCGCAGACAGACTTGGCATGGGTGATCTTACTGCACAGATAACTAACGCTAGTCCTGATGAGCTAAGAGACTTTGGCAAAGAAATAGGTAAGCGTCAGATTGAGTTGGCATCTAGAGGAGACGATGATAAAGCATCACTGGCTTACCTTAAAGCTAACAACATTGGAGAAGAAGATGCTAGGGCACAATACGGAGACGATATACCTTCTATAGATGAACTAGAGAAAATTCTTACTGTAGGCGACAAAGGAGCTATTAAAGCCTTTGTAGGAGATGATGGCAAAGCACGTATGTACTCTGTTCTTGGGAGTAAAGTATTAATTAACGGTCAGTGGCAAGAAGCTACTGATGCTGGGTTATCTCCTGCTCCTCAACAAGTACAGACACAAGAGATTGACGGTTTGTTTGGTAAGATGCCTAAAGGAGCTAAAGAACTTGTAAATGAGTCTATATCCGGTACAATTAAAGACGGTCAAGACGCTGATGAGATTTTGAGAACTAACGCAGAGTCTCAACGCTTATTAGACTCTGGTGAGATGTTTACTGGACTTCCAGCAAACGCTTTAGTTACTTTTGGACAAATAGGGTCTGTGTTTGGATTTGATGCGTCAAGTGCAGAAGCTACTCAACAGTTTACCCTTCAGCGGTTTAGTAGGGTTGCTGACATCATTGAGGCATACGGTGCAGGTACTGGACTTTCTGATGCTGACCGTGAGTTTGCACTACAGCAGGCAGGTGTTGCTACTTTAGAACTGGGTACACTCAAAAGGTTGCTTGAAATAGAGCGTAGATATGCTACTGAAGCTGTTACTAACAGAGACAACTTAATAGACTACTTAACTGAAAATGACTACATGACTCCTGAAGCAGCGGGTGTTTTTCAGTTTACACGTAAAACCCCAGCAACTGAGCCAGCTACAAGAGTAAACTGGAGTACTATGTAATGATGGAAGTTCAGTTACCTAATGGAGTTATTCTGGAAGGAGTGCCTGAAGGTACTTCTAAAGAAGATATTAGACTCAAGGCTATTACTGCTGGTCTTGCCACTGAAGCTGACTTTAGAATGTCCCCTGACCCCATACCTGACCCTAATGCAGTTTCAGGTGATCCTTCTTACTTTGAAAGAGTAAGTGACATAGCAGGGGGCACGATAAGTGAGATTAAGACAATGGCTGACCCTGAGCGCAGGCTTGCTGGAAGAGCGCCGGGGATTTACGCAGTACCAGCTTCTGTTGCTAGAGGTGTTGGTGGTGTTTTAGTAGAGACAGGTAAAGAAGTTATACCTGAAGACGCCTCTTTTGAGAATGTACTTCCTGCTTTTAGACCTTTAATAGAACCTGTAGTTAAGTTAGGTAAACTTTTATCTGAAACTGATTTAGCCCAAGAAGCAATTGACATTGCTAAAAAAAGCTACAGCGACTATCAAAACTGGAAAAACGCTAGTGAAGAAAATGCTTATGTTGCAAGGGAGTTAGAAGACGCAGTAGAAGTAGGTCTTTTATTTTCCCCTAGCACTAGGGTTGCTCCTATTGTCCCTGATGTAGGTGATGTAGGCAGTGGCTTTATAGCTAAAAAAGGCAGAGATATAGCTAGAGTTGGAAGACAACAGAAGATACGTGCAAAACAAGAAGCAATTACTGAGATAATTACTCCTTTAAGTGGCTTTGGTGAAGGTAAAACAGTAACATCAGGTCTACGGGGTAAAAGGCAGTATATTCCTACGGAGGACGAAAAAGAAACTGTACGTGTCATGTCTAAGATACCTGAGTTAGATCCTAAAGGTACAATGATAAACACCTATAATGTTTTAGATGACGCTATTACTTTTAAAGCTAACAGGATTACTACAGGAATAGCACAAGTAGGTAATCCTAATATTGACGTAGACCAGCTTCTTGGCAACATACAAGCTAAGTTCTACAGACAATTAGAGGAAGACGAAGTATTTAGTATAGCTCAAAAGAAGGCAAAGATAGATGAGATGTTAACTGCTTTTAGAAAGTTTGCTGGAGAAGGCACATCTTTAGAAGTCTTAGAGGCTCGAAAAAAATTAGATAGTAAGCTAAAAACTGATGAATATGATCCTAACTCTGAAATAGCTAAAGCGTCTAAAGCAGGAAGAAGAGCCATATCAGAAGCAGTCCACACTGCTCTGCAAGATGCTTTATCTACAGGAGGTGTTAGAGCAACTCTTAAAAAGGCTATGCCGGGAGTTAAGCAGACAGCATGGGAGCCTAATGTTCCCTTAAAAGAACTATTAAGAGAACAACATCTTTTGTACAGGGCTAAGGACGTAGTAGATGAAAAACGTCAGGTTGAGGCGGTCAACGCTGTTGGGAGACAAGTCCAAAATTTACAAAGAACTGGTTTCAATCCTCCACAGGGAGCTATAGGTCAGACAGTAGCGGCAGGCATGGCCTACAAAGCGGCTACAAGTCCTGCTATGCCTTACGTTGTAGGAGGTGGTGCTGCTATAGGAGCTATGTATGGGGTAGGTAAATTAGCCTTATCAGGAGCTACTAAAAGAGCTTTAGGACAGCTTTTACAAACAACAGATAAAGCACTGAAGTCTCCTAATACTACACTTGAGATGGCTGCTCAGTTAAAAGCTGATAGATTGGTAATCATTGATTTATTAAATCAGCCAACAGAAGAACCAGAAGACTGAGAAAAGGGGGCATTGCGCCCCCAAGTCTTCTCAAGCTACATTAGAAAACTTAACCTTCCCAACGTCACCCCGTAGTCCAGCCTTCATGTAGGTAGTTGCACGACCTTCAAAGAAGTTCTGATGCTCTACACCTAACACATCGTCAAGCCAGTTTAGTGGGTTGTCCTTCACCTCGTAGTTGGGCTTCAAGCCTAGCTGTAGTAGCCTACGGTCAGCAATGTACCTGATGTACTCTTGCATCTCAGACTTAGTCAGGCCCGGTATATCACCCTGCTCAAACACCAAGTCCAAGAACCTATCCTCTAGGTCAACCATCTCCCGACATGCCTGATAGATCTCAGCCTTGAAGTCATCAGTCCACAGGTCA